GTCGCCGCCGCAAAACTGTTGCTCGCTCAGATGGAGAACGAGAGCCTGTAGGCACGAAGCATCGCCCCGCCGTCCTGTGTAGACGAGCCCGCGAAACGCTCTCCCCCGAACGGTTGTCATAAAAAATAAGAAAGAAAGAAAGAGAGTACAAACATGGCTGACATTCAGAAGCTCGCCGAGAAGCGAGCGCGCCTCCTTACGGAGGCATCGGAGCTCGTTGCCGCCACCGCCGATAAGGGCGAAGCCCTTACTGGTGAGGCCCAGCAGCGCTTCGAAGGTCTTACCAATGAGGCTTCGGCAATCGCTTCGGCAATCAAGTCCGAGCGCGAAGCCACGGAAGCCCGTTCCGCTGCAGACGCAGCCCGCGCAGAATTCGCAACCGCAACCGCTCCTAAGGTAGAGACGAACGACGACGCAGCCGAGCTGCGCCGACTCGGGCGTGATGGTGGCGAGCGAAACTTCGAGCACCGCGACGTGACTAAGTCCACTGGACTTGGCAACCCTGTCTCGGTGGCTGCGCTGGTGAACGTCGTCGCTGGTCAGGTCAACCCATTCCTGAACCCAGAGATCGTCGACATCATCCGAGCGAGCACTGGCAACCAGATCCTCCTTCCACGCGTCACGGCGCTTGGGACGGCGGCAGCTGTTTCAGAAGCTGGTGCGATCGGCGAGTCCGACGGTACGCTGTCGAACTTGGCGCTCACTCCTGTTAAGTACGCAACGCTCCTCCAGATCACCAACGAGCTGGTTCAGGACGCTGCGTTCGACATCACTGGATTCGTCGCCGAAAAGGCTGGTCAGGAAGTCGCAATCGCGCACGGCGCGGTCGCTGGCCCTGCTGTAGCAGCAGCGGCAACGGTAGGCAAGCAGGGCGCCGCAATCGCTCCTGTGTACGCCGACCTTGTCGACCTTATCTATTCGGTCAAGCAGCAGTACCGCCGCGCAGCCAAGCGTGGTTTCATCATGAACGACGCCACGATGGGCGGAGTCATGAAGCTGCTCGACTCGCAGAACCGACCGATCTTCGTACCAGGCGACTTGTCTCGCCCTGATACGATTCTCGGCTTCCCTGTCTACAGCGGACCGCTGGTAGACGCGGGCGATGAGGCTCTGTCAGTCGTATTCGGCGATCTCGGTTCGATCAAGACCGTCCTGGTGGGCGGAGTGGACATCGCATCGAGCTCTGAGTTCGCGTTCAGCACGGGTCTGATCACGTACCGCATTCAGGTGCGTGGCGTGACTGGGCTGGTTGAGGCGAGCGCAGTGAAGTCGTTCAAGGGTGCCAACGTCTAGTCTTTGACTAGCAGTCGGTAGGCTCGTGGGGGCGGGGCGAAAGCTCCGCCCCCACAGCCGCATGAAGGGGGCGCAATGCTGGTACGGATGCTCAACCACATCACAGGTCTACGCAACGGAGTCGCATGGGCCCCGCGCGGTGGGGTCATGGAACTACCAAAGGACGAAGCCCTTGCGCTGATCGCACACGGTTACGCGCAGCCACTTCCGCCAGCACCAGATACAATGCCTGAGCTGCGAGAGGAAACTACAATCGAGCAGCCACTAGAAACTGCAACAAAAACCAAGCGAAAGGCGGCGCGCAATGGCTGAAGTTAGTACTGCTCAAGTCACCGTAACGGCGACGCCGACGCTGCTCGTTCGGGCGGACACTGACGGTTGCATCGTCATCCTGCACACGCACGCCAACCACGGCATCGAGATCGGCAGCGCAACAGTGACCGCTGGCACTGGATTCGGTCTACACGCCGACGAGACGTTCGAGTTTCGCCTTCCAGCTAACGAAGCAATCTACGGGATTCGCACTGCATCGCAGGACGAGACCGTCTACGTGATGCGGATCGGGAACCGACAATGAGCTACGCGACACTCGCAGAGTTCAAGTCAGCGGTCGGGATCACCGACAGCACAGACGATGCCGCATTGCAGTCTGTGCTCGACGCAACAGACTTGCTAATCAACAACTACTGCGACACGAAGGTCGGCTTCGGAATCACGTCTAGCCAGACTCGGTACTACACCGCCGAGAGCCTCCTGTACGTACTGACCGATCCGATTGTGACGGTCACGAGCCTGCAAACAGACGACGACTCGGACGGAACCTACGAGACGACATGGTCAGCAAGCGACTACGTACTTGCTCCGCGCAACGCTGCGCTCGATGGTCGACCGTACACCGAGATCGACACGAACGTACTTGACACTCGCACCTTCCCGCTGGAGTATCTCGGCGTCAAGGTCGTCGGCACGTTCGGCTTCCCTTCGGTACCAGCCGCAGTCAAACAAGCGGAGATCATCCAGGCGGGAGCTGTCTGGAGCAGCCGCACCGCTCCGTTCGGAGTCATCGGTTCAGCCGACCTTGGTGGAGTCATGCGCATGAGCCGAGCCCTGCATCCTGAGGCCCAAGTCCTGCTGGAAACCTACCGAAACCGCCTAGGGCTTCAGTCTTAGTGAACGACCTTACAATCCACACCGCAGTCGCCGCTCGGCTTGCCGCAGCCACACCGCCAACTGGCAGGACACTCAGGGCTGCGCACGCAACCCCGCCAGACAACCTAGCCATCACTCCAGCCGCTGTCTGCATTCCTGGTGGAGACAGCATCAGTTACGGTGCGGGCGGTGCGCGGACGACCGTGCTAACCGTGACCGTCACGATCTATCTCAATGACGTGGTGGACATGGCGCGAAAGTACGCCGACCTGCTAACGTGGCGCGCATGGCTGCGTGGCGTGTTCGACGGTCAGGTGCAGCTAAACACAGCGGGGGTCGCACAGGCGATCGTTTCTAGTACTACAATAGGGACTGACACCTGGGCGGATACGACGTATCTCACCGTGTCGGCAGAACTACAGGTCAGTATTCTTGAAGGGGTGAACGTCAGTGCCTGATACGCTTCGAACACTCAAAGTGAAAGTCGTTCAGCCGCGTGCTGACAATAATCCCTATCTTCCTGTAAGCGATGACGTGGTGGAGATCGACGCAGCGGTGGCACAGTCGCTCGCAGCTTCGGGGCTCGTTCAGATCATTGAAGACAAGCCAGCGGCGCCTGCCGCCAAGACAGACAAGGAGTCCTAAATCATGGCGGTCACTCTAGGCGCTAAGTCGTTCACGAAGGTCGTCGTCAAGAGTGAGGCGGCATACGGCACGCCCGCAACGTTCAACGACGCCAACGGGGAGCTGCTCCATACTGACGTAATCGGCATCGTCGATCCAGGCGTGACCGTTGACCTTGCAGACGATAAGAGCGTTGGCATCCGCCCACGCCGCGTAGCGGCATCAGCGACGATCACCGCCAAGGCTCCAGTCGTCACCTTTGGCGAAGCGCCAGCATCGCTGCGCACGCTTCCAATCATCTTCGACTCACTCGCCACCATTACGCCAACGGGCGCTGGCCCGTACACGTGGGCATACGCTCCAAGCCAGACGGACGTCGACACGCTTGAGACCTACTCGCTCTACGTCACGGACGGCGTGCAGAAGTTCATCATCGACGGCTGCGTGCCAACCGAAATCAGCCTCAGCGCCGACCAGAGTGGTCTGCTTCAGATGGGCTCGACATGGGCGGGGCGCGCACTTAGCACCACCGCGGACACCAGCACCGCAGCGTTCGCTCAACAGTTTTTTATTCCAGGTCGCCTGTTTGGGCTGAAGACCCACGGCTCGATGATCACCGCGAAGACTGGCACAGGCACGTCTTACCCTAGCTTCATCACGAACTGGAGCCTCACCCTTATGCCAGGAGCAATGCCCCTGCAAGTTTTGAACGGCTCAACCACAAACGTGAACGCAGGCGGCGTTGCCTACACTGGGGCCCTGGACGGCACCCTTGAACTAACAATCGCCTCAAACAGCGCGGCGACTACTGCCTTCCCTGTCGGAGACATCGGCGCCACGAAGTTCGTTCAGGTGCAGGGTATTGACGCGAACGGCTACGGCTTCACCGCAAACGTCTGCGGCGTCGTGGATAGCGTCAGCGTCATCGGCTCTGAGTCAGACGGCATGATTCTGAACACCGTATCGCTGCAGCTCGCCAGCAACGGCACAAACAGCATTCTGTGCTGGGTCGATTCGCCGCTGGCGACTCGACCGTAAAGTAGCCCGCACCTAGCGGGGAGGGGGATCTATGAGCGGAACAGCAACAGACCCAGTGGTCGTTCACCTAGACGCAGAGTTCGCTGGGTGGCACGCAACGTTCAGGCCACTAAGCAGGATCAGCGCACGCGTACTGATTGACCTGGAGAGCGACTCGATCGGCACCAGGCTCAAGGCGTATACGAAAATGATCCTGTCAATCGAAAACTGGAAAGACCTGGACGGTCAGCCAACGTCTGATCCGCTCGAAGCGCCAGTGCAGGCGCTAGAAAACGCAGCTCAAAAGTTTATTACGGAGGCGGCAGAACTCCCAAAAGCGTAAGGCTTGCCGCTCGGCAAATCAGTATCGGTCAAGCCGTCAAGCCCAGCCCAGAGATCATCTTCCACATCCTTGCGAAAGAGTTCGGCAAGTTCCCGTGGGAAGTCGAAGAGGCACCGCTACACTCTGTTCTGCAAGCGTGGGCCCTCTACGCTGAACTACAGCCTAAGGACGTGAAGCGTGGCCGCTAAAGCCAACGAGAAAGTCAGGATCTTCGTCACCCCTGATTCGCTGAAGGGGTTCGACGACCTACGCCTTGGGTTCCTTGAGTCAAGCAACCCGAGAAAGTTCAACGCCATGCTTCAGCTGGCAACGCTGAACGCGGCTCGCACAATGGTGCGACCAGTGAAGTCGAAGACACCTGTGCGCACGGGTCGGATGAGGGGAGCCGTCGCAGCCCGCAAAGGTAAATACGATCGACCGTCAGCCGTCGTGGGCGTCAAGGCTGGTAAGACTCGCGGAGACAGTCAGGGGGCATGGTACCGATGGTTCGTGGTGAGCGGCACGTCTGGCACCAGACGCACGTCATCGGGAGGTAGAGTCAGGGTCAAGCGCAT